TCGCCAGACAGGTACGCCTCACCCTCAGGCAGTCGCGCACCCAGGCGGTCCTGCACCTCCCATTTGTCGACGGGTCGACCAATGAGACGGAAGCAAGGATGTCGAGACAGCGTCTGCCAGAGGAACTTTTGCAAGGGCTTCATGACGAAACCGAGCAGAGGACTGCCCTTAGTGATGACACGTATCTTCAAAGCCTCCGCGAGACCAACAGCCTGGACCGTCGGCCGTTCGCGTACAGCGGAATGAAGTGCAAGGTTATACAGTGCCGAAAAGGCATTGTCAATCATGCGCGTGTTAACACTCATAGCAGTTCTGTCGGAACGGATGGATTCTTCCTCGTGCTCCACGGGACCAAAGGTCACACCACCCGTTTCGGGGGTGCTGCCAACCAGTCCGAGCGTCGTCGCAAACGCACGGATAGACCGGACAGCGCCACCTTCCCGTTTGGTGTCGTCAAAGGTCGCCGAGGTGCTAGGGAAGAACGGCTGCCTGTCACGACCCTCATAGGTCCGACCTTCGAACAGTTCGGCGCAAGTTCTCACGAGCTCGCGCTCTACCGTACTTCGGTCGAGCCAAGTGGAAAGTGACGGGTGGCGCTCCTCCAGCTCCGCCGCATCAGCCCAAGTATCCCTGTGCAACAATCCACGCCACGGCTCTGGCGACAGGGGCTGCTTACGCTCAGTGGTGAGCGCGGCCACGGTCTTTTCGACAGCCTTCTCGATCATGGGACGATCAGGACGAGGGCATGCCTTCTTCAGTTGGAGTACTGAAGCAGCAAAGCTCTGTCCAAACCTTCCACGACAAAGTCGGTTGGCAAATCGGCCGAGGACGCCACTCGCCAGCGTTCGCGCCTCTACGCCCGAGCATGGCACGGGGCACGGTGGTGCCTCGTCCAGCTGTTGGTAAACCCCGCACTGATGAAAATAAGCGGCGTACTTCCATTTCGCCCATTTCATCCAACCACCATCCCCACACAAGGCCGCCTGTTTGGCCCAATGAGAGATGGTTTCTGCGCGGGCACGACGGACGGAATTAGTACTTTCCAGTCCGAAGACCTTCAGCAGTGAGATAGTTGCATCCACACAACCCACCACTTTTTCCAAATCCTCCTTCGAGAGGGGCTTCACTTGAGTCGAATGACCAACTGTGTTGCCTCCGGACGTCGGAGAATTTGAAGCGGTTACTTCAACCGAACCTGCCACCGGGGCGGAGGTTCGTTTGGAGTCACCGGGAGTTCCCGCGGCCGCGCGCACACGCGCAGTCGCGACAGACTCTACCATAGTCTGGCTGACAGTACACGAGAGAAGAAGTGTGCTTGAAGGCTCAGGTGTTGCGGACGTCGATTAATCGAAG